ACTTCGTCACCCGTAGCGGCGAATTCATACTTCTCCACTTCTACCGAGTCGATGTAGAACACGATCTCCTTCTTGGAAGAATCGCCAAGCTTAGAACGAACAACCACCGAATAGCTTGCTGTTCCGGGATACTTCGCCGTAACCTTGACTTTGCCAGTCGCAGCTGTCAGCTCATAGGCGGCACATGTTCCGCCAGTACCGACACGGCATGCGATGATCTTCTTGGCGCCGCCATAGAACGCTTCACGAAGTGCGTCCGTTGTGCCGCCAGTGCCATAAGTTTTCTCATACCCGTCTGCTGCATCCAGAACCTGGACGATGCCGAGCGGGCCTCTTGTCGCCTTGAAAAGGACTGCAACTATGCCGTCAACCGCTCCGACCGAAATCCTGTCGCCAGCGTTCTGCACATTAAAGTATGCACCCGGACGAACTTTTGCTTCTCCAAGGTTGAAATATCCAGCCATTTGTTATTTGACCTCCTTATTCATGAAATTTGTGATGGCCGCCTGCGCTTCACTGACAGTCATCTGTTCTTTACCTAACGGTTTCAATGCGGCAACCACCACTTCCGGCGGCACCTGAAATACGGCCCGGCTCGCATCGATCAGATCGCCAATCGGATAGGCGTCTTCCTTCGGGACAGGCTTGACTTCTTCAGCGACATTTTTCGCTTCCGGAGCCTTGTTCTTTTTCTCTGCCATTCTCTCTCCTTTCAGTTCGCACCATTAACTGCTATTTCCACTGCCCGAACCTTGGGCACTGCGAACACATCTTTGAGGCATCCATAATGTGCATTTACGGTCAGCTGGCCGCTCCGCAGATAGTCTGCCCTGTTATTCACCGTCGTACCACGAATGGTCATCGGCGATGTATCCAACATAATCACTTCCCCGTCACAGGTAAGCCTCTGGTTGATTCCAGCGATCAGCTTCAGCCTGAGCGATGCATCCGGACACAGCAGATGTACCGAGATCTGGCAGTTATACCAAGTAATGGTGTTCTGGCAGTATCCGGTAGGATCAAACTGCAGGTTCTCAAGGCGGCAGTAGAAGATGGGAGCGTCTGCCGGGTTGGTATACGCTCCAATCCTGTCAATGCCGAGCACGACACTGTCAGGCACAAGCTCCTTGATGTAGGTCGACAACGCCATGATCGGATCTGGGTCCGTCGATTCCTGTAATGGATATTCGAGGATATCGAATTCGATAGACTTACACAGGATGGCATTCCCTTCCAACAGGTATGGATCTGTTCTCGCCCAGGAGACGCATACAGGCGCTTGGCCTTCCGCCTTCATGAGCACATCTTTCAGCGTATCCCTTACAAACAGTTCAAGGCGCTCGCACAGGATCGGATCTTTTTCCGTATAGACGGACACTGAAAGCGTCCCGGCTGATGCCCTGTCCATGTCGATCTGCCAGTTAAACTGATATGAGATCCGCGGGTATTGCGTCATGCCGCCCCAGCCCTCATCCTGATCATTCGGGAACTCTGTGTTGAAAATAGCCGGCTCGTCTGCAAATTTCGCAAGTGATCCTGCAATATTGCTGTCGCTGGAAAGTCTCCGGTATACCAGTTCATTCAGATCCATTCTCTTCTTCACCTCCGTATGAGGAGACCGTCTCCATCCCATCACTGGAATATCGAACCGTCCAAGCATCCTCTACGAGCTCAGACGCATAGATCATGAAGTGATTCTCAATATTTTGTGTGGACGGAAGAAATCTCACGATGATCTTCTGTTCCGTCACATTTTCGACGATACCAGATTTGCCTTCTTTCCAAGATCTGTGCTTTGCCCAGATCAGGGATCCTCGGCCTATTTCCTTGGTATCGATCACATCATTGGTTGTTTCTTTGATTAGCACGGTTCAGCCTCCTATCTCCTGAAATATGCTTCGGATCTTCGGCATCGCCCCGTCCTGTATCTTCTGAAGGAATGGCCGTGCTGCCATTTTGCTGGTGCCCTCTTCCAGATACCCTGCATATCCGGCCTCCATCGTGAGACCGAATACCTGAGCGCTGCTGAATGACACCCCGGATGTCCGCAGATGTCCGCTCCTTACACCCGGAGGACTTCCGGGCGCTGACGGGCTTGGCCCGCGAAGGACTTTCAGCGAAGAATTCCGAAGCTCGTTTGCCGCGCGAGGCGTCCTGCTTGCGACGGCATAGCGGAGATCCACCCACTGGAACGTCTCCACTCTCTGCTTCACTGCTGCAATAGCTGCTTCCGGACTCATTTCAGATCATTCCTTTCTTCGAGATAAAGAAGACCGGCCATACCAAGAGCACCCACATTGTCGTTCACAAGGACCAGGTAACCCTTCTCGCCATTAGAAAGCATATAGCCTTTCAAGACGTCGGCCCGACCACGTACCGCCATGGTATGCGTCAGAGAGTGCTGATCCTGATCCCACATGTGCTTTGTGCGCTCGGAATCAGCCGTACTGGCCTCTGCCAATACGCCTTTGATCAGTTCCCCTGTATCTATCCACTTGCCGTCGACTTTGTACCCGTTGGTGTTCCTTGTCTCCTTGCGGAGCACGTGATAATCCTTCCACAGATTCCCTGGCCTGAGATACATTCCTCTGACGATCTGGTTCATATGTCCTGTCCCTCCGCTTCTTCATGCGACATCATGCCGTTCCAGAAGTACGGAGGTGTGATGTCTCCGGTTTTTGGGTTATTGGCGAGTGCCGCAACAGCCGATGCCGATGCCGCGCCGGTTTCCAGATCCGCTTTCAGTTCGTCGTACATCTTTCTCCATCGATCGGCACGTTCACCGAGATCCAGAGACAGCGGTCCCACTTTCGTGTCCACCTCGTACATGAACCTTCTCATAATGCTTTCAAGGCACCGTAGCTTCATCTTCTTCCACTGGCGCTCCGTATGCACCGGCCCGTTAATGACTGCTGCATATTCTTCATCACAAAGGGCGGAGGTTTCCGCCCCGCCCTCTGTCATGGTGTCACCCAGCTCAAACCGCATCCGGTCTTTACCATACTCCCCCGCATTTGCCGGATTATAGTTGTAGCTGTTGGCCATCATTCGCCTCCTTCGCTGTCATCCTCCGTTTCCAGTTCGGCAGCTCTTTCTTTGATCGCCGCTTTGATCTTGTTGTTGCCAGTACAGGCATTCACAATCCGAAGCATTGATTCGTCAGTAGCCGTGCCTATGGCGGCAATCGCATCCGCCTGGGGCATCTGCATTAGCAGAAGTGCATCGCAGATGGCCTCTACGCTCACGGAAATGACCTCTGTGCCGCTTTTCGACACGATTGGGGCATTTATATGAATCTCTCCTTCCTGTGCCTCTACGGCGTCTCCTGCGGCATCGTCGGCAACATAAGCGACAAGATCCGACCGGATGACACAGGCGCTCTGCACCTCGTCATCTCTCAGGATCTCGCCGATCTCACGTCTGCGGCCTGCGATGTTCAAAGGTTTCTTTACAACATATGCCATCCGGTTACCTCCTTACGCTACGCAGCCGCTGAGATAGATCGCAAGGTCGTCGCAGGTCTTCCGCATATCCGTGGACATGAGGCCTTCAACGAACTCTGAGTGCGTGCCGCCCTCGCCTTCGAAGGTGTCGGTTGCCATCCAAGCGCCGTTACCGAGCATATCCCATGTGAAGATGTAGCCGGCAGACGGTTCCTCGACAGACGGATTCGCCGGTGCATAGGTAAGCAGGGCATCCTTGGAGTTGAAGGTGAATGCCATGTTCGCAGCCTGGCCGAGCTTCGCGCTGTTATAGGTGCTGTACAGAACCTTAACTGCGTCGATGCCGAGAACAGTAGCGATGACCAGCTCATTGACAAGGGCCGGATTAGGTGTAGAGCCGGAGCCTTTGACTCTCTCAAGGAACTGCGGATGATTCTTAATAGCAACGAACGCATCGTAGCCGAGTGTCAGACGGTTCGGGAGCCGTCTGCCTGAGAGCAGGATGTCGCGCTTATAATCATCGAACAGGCCGATGATGTCGCAGTTCGCATCAGAGAAGTACAGGAACTGGTTTGTGCTCGGGCTGGAAGCTACGCCGGTCTTAACGTTCGACCACGCAGAGCTCTTAAAGAACTTATCTGCAAACAGGACGTCAAGGTGAAGCTTCTGCTGTTCTGCACACAGACGGGCTTTCGCACGTCTCGGATCGATCGTGGCCGGTGCTCCGGATCTCTGATAGTTCAGAGCGGCGATATTGTCGACGCCGACAATAATCTGATCGACTACGCAGCTGTAAGTAGCCTCATCATGACTGAAGACCGCCGGGGAAACCTTGCCGAATTCCGGCTTACGGCCTACCTGATCCTTTGCCAGTTCGGCTTTGTTGAAGATGTAATACTGTCCCGTGGACTGCTGAACCGGGCAGATCGGGAAGATGTCCGGTGCAACGTAGAAGGACGGTTCCTGGAAGAACGCCATCGCAACGTTGCTCAGGTACATGTTCGGCTTCCAGCCTTTCGCGATGGAAAGAGCGAGGCCGCTTGCGCTGTTATGAATGTTTCTCATCTCTCAATATCCTCCTTTTCTCATGAAGCAACTACTGCGCCAGAGTTGATCAGCTGCACCTTCACG